TTAATGATTCAACAACATCCAACGAATATGATTTTGCCGATACATACCCTTTTACAAATAAAAATTGGGTTAAAAAATATTTGGCAAATAGTAACACAGTGTTAGATGAAAAATCGGCTTTTGATACAACACAAATATTAACGTACACTTCGGATAATAAAATTATTACGAATATTGCATCTTATGATTCAGGCAAAAAACCATTTACTAACTTTATTTCAGAAATAACAGTGACTCCCACAGAGTATAGTACAACTGTTGGTATGAAAGCGTTTTATGAGACAAGAAAAAACGATTATAAAAATCAATTATTTACTGAGGGTAATTTAAAGTACAATAATTATAATGGTCTTGTAACTAGTGAACAAACAGTGTCTATGTTTAATACACCGTATTTTATTAATGCGATTCAACAAGGTGTAAGTAATTTTAGAAATTTTAGTGAGACACCATATACTGAAGCCGCGTACCTTTTCTTAAATAGTTTACCATTGTCTACTCTACGAGAAAAGTATAAAACAAAAAATGAATCTGATGATTTAAATTATATTTTTGCAACACTGAATAAATTTGGTGGAGTACATAAAATACCATATTCTTGGGTTTTAAAATACGGTTCAATATGGCACCGTTATAAAAAGTATGTTGAAACTGGCGTTGATATTATAGGGGTTTCTTGGGCTAATTTTGATTATCTTAATAACTATGACCCTGTTAATAGTTTACCATCAACAATGTATACATTTAGTGCTAGTTCTCAAATTGGTATTGTTGATATTGTTTTAGAGAATAATGTAACAATTGGTGGGGAAGTATCTACAACAATTAACACAGGATTTTATCCTAAATTAATTAATGATTTTAATGTCTTTTACCAAGGATTTGAAATTTTCTCGGCGTACACTAGTACCGCAATTCAAGAAGGAATTAAATCAGGGTTTACGTTAAATTATGTTGATAAAGCCATTATTAGCAAATCAGAAGGTTTTGACACTTCAATACCTAATAGAGATTTAAGAATATTTCCTTGGACAGTATCTGTAAATACTTTAGATAATATATCTTCATTTATATTCCCATCCCAAGGTTCATTAGTTAATCAAACAAACAATGAATGTTTTGATGCAAATACAGGAGAAATAAAATTTGAAGTTATGGGTAATAAGTCAATGTATGATGGTTCAGTTAGAACTTTTTGGACAGCACCCAATTACGGATATTTTGATGATAGTAAAATAGTTAAGGTTAATCCGGACCAATACCTAAAAGAAATTTTTTCAGGAAAAAGTTTTCAAGAAAATTATTCATTAAATGGCGTAATTACTCAATATTCAAATATTAGTGAAATGTTTTCTGTTTTCGAAAAGGATGTTTTAGATTTATTTGAAGTTGAGTTTTTAAATTTTTCAAAATCAAAATATGATTATAGTTCGGAAGGTGTCGGTGCAAATGATTCCAATACCGCTAAATTGTTTAAGAACTTTCAAGTTTTAATGATTGAGTTGATGAAGCAACCTAAAATAACAGGGTCAACAGGTGAAGATTATGTAAGAAATGCTCAATCTGCACAACTTACAAATATTACTAATCTATTAACTAGATTTATTAATAATGATGTTGTATTTAAAAACGGAAATCCGTCTAACTACGATAAAAAATTATTTTATACGTTCTCAAACTATGATATTACCGACCCATATATTTTGGACAAATACACACTATTAACGCCAAATGCAGTTCCTGTAAATGGTGGAACAACTACATTATCTTCATCAAAAAGTTTATACCCTAATGAGTGGACTACATTAGAAACTTATGTTGGTTTTTCAGAAATCCCGCAATTAGTTTATGGAAATAACGGTTCGTACATTACTGACTTTTTTGTTGACTTAAACATTTCTTTTACGGTTAATAATATAATTAATTTTTCACCAATAATTAAAATTTATGCGACTCAGAAATTAAAAGAGTCCACGATGAATAAAAAAAAATTCATTGGTTTAATGGATGAGTATTTGAAAAAGTCTTTAGATTTTAAAAATAAAATATTTAATAATTTAATTATTAAACTACAAAAAGCTTTACCCGATGTTAATAACACAGTACAAACGACAATTGATTCTGTTTTAGAGGGACCACAAACAAAGGTTGAATTATGGGAATCATTTAAGGCAATAAATGATAAATGGATTTCAGGTAATGATTTTAAAACTAAAACATTATTTGAGGATGTTTTATTGTTAGATAGAGCGAGTAGAAATATTGGGGATAAGATATTGGTTGATGTTTTTAAATTAAAAAACATGTTAATTAAAATAAACCCCAAATCGACAATGCTTACTTTTGTACAATCTATATTAGTTGAAAATAACTTTGTTGTGATGAATCTACCATCATATGTTAATTTTTATAATGTACAGGATGCGGTTAAAAACCCAAAGCCAAAAGTAGAAGGTACCTTAGAGTTTGCTAATACATTATTCGGTACTTTTATGAATGTTGACTACCGAGAATCAAGTGCTAAAATGGTTTGTTTTTTTGGAGGTAAACCAAGTGAACAATTAGATTTAAAAAACAATGTTGATTTTAGATATAGAAATGACGCGTTTGATTTAAGAAGAGCTAGTGATAATCCGTTAGTTGAAGATTTAACTAATAAGAATGATTGGGATAAATCAAATAAAGTTGTAGGGTTTAATGTTGATATTGGACCTCAAAATCAGTCTATGTTTTATGGGTTTACTGTTTCCCAAGATGCTGGTCAAGCCACTGCTGAATCTCTTGAAGTGTTAAATCAAATGGCCAATCAAGGTGGTAATAGGGGAGGTGCAACACAAAGTAACTCATTATATAACCTATATAAAAATAGAAGTTATTCTTGTAATGTATCCATGATGGGTAATGCTATGATACAACCAACAATGTACTTCAATTTAAGATACGTCCCAATGTTTAATGGGCCTTATATGATTACAAGTGTTAATCATAGTATATCACCAGGTAGTTTTGAAACAATTATTGAAGGTATTAGACAACCAACCGCATCATTACCTAAAATTGATAATTATTTACAAACATTAAAAACTAATTTATTACAATCTATTATTGAAAAGAATAAACTTGATACTCAGAAAAAAAATGCGGAAACAAAAGTTAATAGTACTAATGTAATTGGTCAGTCAACTGAGGTTAATAACCAAGCAACACAACAAGATAGCACCACAGCAAATGATACTATTCAGGAAACTTGTCAACCAAATTCTAAATATGCTCAATGGACACCATTAACAGGGCCGTCAACAACAACATTAAATTATAAGAGTGTTATTGGTACTATTGTTAGTCTAACAAATGATATTAAATTACAAAAAGTTATTTTTTCCTCAATTTATATATCGTCAAATAATAATAACACCTTAACAACTTATGAGAATAACTTTGCGGGTATAACTATAGACCAAGATTGGGGTGAATCATCTACGTATTTTGTTGATAAATATTTTTATTGCTCAAGCCAAAATATACCTAACGCCACATTCTCAGACTCAACTCAATCAGTCAAATTTTTAGTTGAAAGATGGTCACAAAGAATGAGTTTATTATCCAATGACAGTGCATCGGAAATTGCTAAATTTTGGATATTAAATGCTAACACATCTGTTACTGATAAAAAATTAAATCCTGTTAATGTTTACGACCAAATGTCGTCAATAGATAAAGGAAATATTGAAACTAAAGTACAATCGGCGATTAATGAGTTTAATACTCAAACGGGACAACTTAATGTGGGGTCAACACCACCAGTAACACCACCATTAATTGATACATACACTTACGCAGTAACAACACCACCATTATTTGAAAATTTAAAGGTTATTGTGGACCCATCGGTCGATGGACTAAGAAATATATTTCAGATAGAGTATGGTTATAATATTACTGCGGAGTGTCATGAGGGTAGTGGTTCAGGACAACAATTTGGGACTAATTATGTTTCAACAAATAAACAAAAATTTGAAATTGATTTACAAGGGTTATTAACAGAATCTGGTTGTAATAATGTGTCGAAAAGTGAGTATACAGGAACTTATAAATACCAAATAACGGTATTTACTAAACCTGTTAAACCTGATGGGTCACTTGATACGTCAAGAAACGATTTTTACAAAAGTTATCCTGTAACTTTCACTTTGTAATTTTCTAATAATAAACGATATTTATATATAAACACTATTATGGACACAAAATTAATATTAGACAACTATTTAGGTAAAAACACCAGAAGCACTGAGAAAGACTTGGGTAATGGTTCTAAACAAGTTTGCGATTTAGACACAGGAGATTGTTATACTATCAGAATGAAGGATGGTTTAATTGAAAGAGTTGACAATACAATGACAAAAAATAAAAAAATTCAGGTTGAAACTCTAACAGGAGTGAAACAACTTTTAAACGGGTAATCAAATGAAAAGAGTAGACAACAGAATTATTGAGGAAATCTCAAGATATAAATCAATTAACGATTATATTTTTGAACAAGAGGCAACATTACCTCCACCACCTGAAGAAGGTATTTTACCTCCTGCAGACCCAAGTGCGTTACCACCACCTCCTGCTGATGCGGGGGCATTACCACCACCTCCTGGCATTGAACCACCTGCGGCACCTGGCGCAGTACCAACCCCTGTTGATGTTGCAACTGACCCTGATGTTGAAAAAGTTGGTGAAGAAAAAGGTAAGACTGAGGAACTTGATATTAGTGACTTAGTTAATTCCCAAAAACAAGTAGAAAAAAAACAAGAAGAATATTTTGATAATTTATTCAAACATCTTACAGACTTAGAAGGTAAATTAGGTGAAATGGATAATATCATGAATAAGTTGAATGACTTAGAAATGAAAGTTGAGAAATATAGAGAAAAAACACCTCAAGAGAAATTAGAACTTAGAAGTTTAGATTCTGGACCATTTAATCAAAAATTATCAGATTTCTTTGAAGATAAAGAAGAAGATATGGAAAAGTCGGGGAAAAATGAGTATATCTTAACCCAAGATGAGGTTGAGGATTACTCACCAGTAGATATCAAAAAAACTTTTAGAAATTTTGAAGATTTGGATAATCAAATCGATTCTTTCAAACAAGTCAAGTAAAATATAAAACGGTCTTCGGACCGTTTTTAGTTTAAAATTTATTTGACAAATACTCAGATTGTACTTATACTTATGATAATATAAATCATTAAATACTTTAACAACTATGGCGACAAATTCATTAGACGCAGTTTTAGCTCAATACGAGCAGGCAAAACAAGGTGGTTCTTCTAACACCTCAAAATTCACACAAGAAGAAAGAATGAAAAAATACTTTGCAGCTATCCTTAAAGATACTGAAAAACAAGGGCAACGAAGACTACGTATTTTACCAACACCCGATGGTTCTTCACCATTTAAAGAAGTTTGGTATCACGAAATTCAAGTTGACGGTAAATTTCAAAAATTTTATGACCCGGGTAAGAATGACAACGAGCGTTCACCATTGAATGAAGTTTATGAAGAACTACGCTCAACAGGAAAAGAGTCTGACAAAGAATTGGCAAAACAATATTTATCTCGTAAATTTTACATTGTTAAAGTTATGGACCGTGATAACGAGTCTGATGGGGTTAAGTTTTGGAGATTCAAACACAACTACAAAAATGAGGGGATTTTAGATAAGATTATTCCTATTTGGAGAGCTAAAGGTGATATTACTGACCCTGATAACGGTCGTGACATTATTCTTGAATTAACCAAAGCAAAAACACCTAAAGGTGCCACTTACACAGTTATTCAAACTGTTATGTATGATGACCCATCTCCTGTACACGAAAATAAACAAACCGCGGATTCTTGGATTAATGATGAGTTAACATGGGAAGATGTTTATTCTAAAAAACCTGAAGAATACCTTGAAGCTATTGCTCGTGGAGAAACACCACGTTGGGATTCTGACAAAGGCGGTTTTGTATACGAAAACAATCTTGAGACAACAACATCTTTTGGTGGTAAAACTGAACCAATCGTTGACCCACAAGCAAATGATGATAGTGACACCGAATTACCTTTCTAATTAAACTTTAACATAGACACTTGGTATTACTGAGTGTCTATTTTTTATAGTTCAAAACAATAATTTAATTTAACCTAACATGGCAATAAGAAAGAAAACATTCTCGTTAGAGGATATAAAGAGTAAATTCTCTACAAAAACAAAATACAAACCTGAAAGTTTCTATAACTGTGGTGAAGCATTTATGGATGCCTGCGGATTACCTGGACCTGTAATGGGGGGTATTAATATGTTCTTGGGACATTCAAATTCTTCAAAAACAACGGCCATGATATTAGCCGCGGTTGATGCTCAAAAAAAAGGACATCTACCGGTGTTTATTATAACAGAAAAAAAATGGAATTGGCTACACGCAGTTGAGTTGGGTTTAGAAGCGGAACAGAATGAAAATGGGGAGTGGGATGGTCAATTTATTTTTAACGATAGTTTTGATTATGTTGAACAAGCTACCGAATTTATTAATGAGATAATTGATGCTCAAGAAAATGGTGATATATCATATAATCTTCTTTTCTTAATGGATAGTATTGGGTCAATTCCCTGTAAAATGACATTTAATGGTGCAGGAGGCAAAATGCACACCGCCGGAGTATTAGCGGATAAAATTGGTATGGGTATTCATTCTAGAATATCTAAATCAAAAAAAGATGATTATCTCTATTATAATACATTAGTGGTAATCAATCAACCATGGGTCCTCCCAGCAGATAATCCTTTTGGTCAACCGGAAATCAAGGCTAAGGGCGGAGAGGCATTATGGTTAGCGTCAAGTATTGTGTTTTTATTTGGAAATCAAAAGAAATCAGGTATTAGTCATATTACCGCTACTAAAAATGGTAGAACAATATCATACGCGGTTAGAACTAAAATATCAGTATTAAAAAATCACGTAAATGGAATATCATTTAAGGACGGTAAAATTATTACAGTCCCTCAAGGATACATTAAAGATGATAAATCAGCAATTGATAAATATAAAAAAGAATATTCTGAATATTGGAATAAAATTCTTGGTGGTGAAGGTAATATAACATTTAAGGACGATATTATTCCTAATGTTATATCGGATGATGAAGATTACTTAAAAATATAAATAATTATACTTTTAAGTATTTGATGATATTTATTAATATGGGAAGAAAAAAAGTTGAAGAAGAAAAAAAGAAAGTAAAATTGGCGGTGTCTCTTGACCCCGAACTACCACAATACTTCAAAGATAAATCTATAAATTTATCTTCCCTAGTTAATAAATTATTAAAAGAATATATTAAAAATGGAAACTAAAATTTGTATTGAATGTGGTTTGGAAAAATCTTTATCTGAATTTTATAAACGAACTGACACCCCAACCGGTTATAGAAATAATTGTAAAGAATGTAAATTAAAAAATAATCATACTTGGTTAAAAAAAAATAGTAAAAAAATTATAACTATTGGAAAAATTTGGAGGGAAAAAAATAAAGAAACTATTCGAGAAAGAATAAAAGAGTGGGAAATAAAAAACTATCAAAAAATTAGAGATAGAAAAAATAAAAGAGCGAAAGAAAGAAGGAAAGAAGACCCTGTTTACCATTTAACAAATAAAGTTAGATGTAGATTAAGAAAATACTTAATTACTCTTAACATAACCAAAAAAAACAGAACTTTTGAAATCATAGGATGCACCCCACAATTCTTAAAAGAACATTTAGAAACCCAATTTACCGATGGCATGACTTGGGATAATAGGAGTGAGTGGCACATTGACCACATCATTCCGTTATCATCGGCAAAAACAGAAGACGAACTTTATAAGTTATGTCATTATAAAAATCTTCAACCACTATGGGCGGAAGATAATTTGAAAAAGAGTAACAAAATATTATAGTAACAAATACGAAAAAAAACAAATGACTAAAACACTTTTGGTCGATGGTAACAATTTATTAAAAATAGGATTTCACGGAGTTAAAGATTTTTACCACAACGGAAAACACATAGGAGGGTTATGGCATTTTATCAACACAATTAGACGTTTTATTGACGAACAAAATTTTGATAAAGTTGTTGTTATGTGGGATGGGGATGATAACTCTTCTACCCGCAAACTTATTTACCCCCAGTATAAAAAAAAACTACTTATAACCGAAGATTTTAAAGACCAATCTTTTGGAGAACAAAAAGAGAGAGTTAAACAATATTTGGAGGAATGTTATATAAGACAAATTGAAGTAGATAATAACGAAGGTGACGATTTGATTGCGTACTACTGCCAAATATCTGAAGAAGAAATTAAAACTATTTTTTCGGGAGATAAAGATTTGACACAACTTATCTCAGATAAGGTTTCGGTCTATTCCCCAAACTCAAAACAAGTGTATAAAAATGGGGATAAAATAAAGATTCAATTCCATGAATTTCCGCATCAGAACATTAAAACATATAAAATATTATCGGGTGATAAGTCAGATAATATAGATGGAATTTATTATTTGGGCGAAAAAACTTTAGTTAAATTATTTCCTGAATTGCTTGACCAAACGGTAACTATTACCGATATTTTAATAAAGGCAGAAACTCTTTTAAAAGAAGATAAAGGTAATAAATCTTTACAAAATTTATTATCAGGTAAAACTAAAACAGGCGTATACGGTGAAGAATTTTTTATTATTAATGAAAAAATAATAGATTTATCAAAACCATTAATCACCGATGAAGCAAAAGAATTAGTTGAACTATATTATCGAGAAAGTTTAGACCCTGATGGTAGAGGGTATAGGAATCTTTTAAAGATGATGATGGAAGACGGGTTCTTTAAATTCCTACCAAAAGTAGATGATGCTTGGGTTGACTTTGTTCGTCCATACATGAAATTAACAAGAAAAGAAAAAAAAAATTACAAACAAATAAAATAAATATGAAAGAACAAGAATCAACAAAATTAGAATTTTTAATGATGGTAAATGATAATATCATTGTACAAAGATATTTTAATGTTAGAAACTTTAACCCTGACGGTAAAAACTCATTAGAGTTTTATAACCTGTTGGCTAATTTTAGTTATGATATTAAGTATCAACTAAAAATGAAAACCGCATCATACATGATTGACAATCATTATGAAATTATTAACAATCCTACAATATTAGATACATCGTATATTGATGGTCCTGAATATTTTAATGTGTATATTAAGATGGGTGATGTGACAATTTGTCAGAGACAGTTTGACGCAAAAATATACCCACCTAAGATAAGATACACCGTAGACGTACGCCCACACCTAAAAAATTTACTTATGTCTTTGACTGACATTTTTTCATCTGAAAATTTAACACTCGAGTACCTTGGACTTCCTTTAAAAGGGTAATATTTATCAAATACAACAATGAAAAAACTATGGCGTCAAACAAAAATTTCGAATATCTAGGTAGCAGTTTTCAGCTACAATTATTAAACCAAATTATTATCGATAAAGACTTTGCGAGGTCTATTCTTGATGTGATTGAAACAAATTACTTTGAAAACAAATACTTCAAAATAATTATTCAGATGGTTAAAGAATATTACACAAAGTATGAACATGCACCAGCATTTGACACTTTAGAACAAATCACCAAATCTGAATTACAACAGGAATTAGCGTCAAAAATTGTTATTGATACTATTAATAAAATTAAAGAAGCTCCACTTGAGGGTGGGGAATTTGTTCAGGAAAAAGCTATGAAATTCTGTAAACAACAAGAATTACAGAAAGTAATGAACAAAGCTCAAAAAATCATCGATGGAGGTGAATTTGAAAACTATGATAAAGTAGAACAATTAGTGAGGAACGCTTTACAAGTTGGGGAAAGAGAAGATGGACAATCTGATGTATTTTTCAATTTAAGTGAGGTTTTAAATGAGGATTATCGTCATCCAATACCAATGGGTAT